TTTAATAGCTCAATCATTAGGGAACACAACTAATGACGCTTTTTTAAAGTTTAACGCATACCCTTTAAGTAATAATTTATCAGGCGGCGCTTATCCTGACGGCTTTAACCAAACCCAAGTAAGAGTTAAAATTACAATAACAAATGTGGCTAGTAACTCTGATAGGCAGGTTGCTTTCAATTATATTAGATTTGAAAAAAGTCCAATTGAATCAAAAAGTTTAACTAGAAACCACTTCGACACATATCACAGTATTTTTGGTGTGGCGGGTTTGAGTTATAGTAGTGAATTTCAGGGCAACTACAGTACTGACACCACTAATACTGCAGGGTGGATTGTTCTTAGTACTAGCGATTTTAAAACTAGACCCGATGGCACTAACACAGACGCTGAAGGTACTTATCAGTCCGCTGCTTTAGATGATGATGATGTTGTTCAAACAAAGATTCATCAGCAAATAGGAGAGCCTGATGAGCAAGGGATTCTTATGTCTAGGAAAGTTTTCGCAAACCCATATAAATATAACGACATTCTTAGGGCAGACGAAACTTTTTACCTTAACCCTGATGATGTTATGGTTAAAGACTCTGACGGGTTTTTTACTCCCGGCGCTATTTTTGAAACTCAAGCTGAATTAAAAATAGGTTCTAATAATTTAAACTTATTTTTTGACGGATACACAGGTACATCTATAGTTAACACAAACCTTTATTTTAGAGAGCTTCATGTAGAAACGAATAAAAATTCTCACATTACAGTTGCTTCAGATGGTATTAATCAAAACACAGGTAATTTAACGGGTAAAGCTAGTTTTGTTTACGATTACCGAACATCTTCAGTAGCAACAGACCCTTTAGATAATGAGACAAATCAATTTGGGGTTAGACCACCTGAGATGGAGATTGAGAACGTTTTCCCTCCTGACCAAATAAATGGAGAATATCAAGTTCAAATAAATTGGGATGTAGATTCTATCACAGCAACAGCAGGAACAACTGCTGATAAGTTAATATTAGACTATGGTGAAGGCACTCCAATTATAGCTCAAATTGACGCTTCAAATCTATCATCCAATGTTCAACAAGTTCCTCAAGGAGCTAACCTAAGATTTAGACATATAACTGCAGAGGAAAAAGGTTCTGCTATAGAGGGGTTACACGCAATAATAGATAGTGTATCTGTTTCTGAAGTAGCAACCTCAGAAATTTTTGTTGTAGGCTCAAAGCATGGAGATGAAACGAGTGATAACTTAAGCACAAACCCTTTAATGCCTGAAAATCAGGCGGCATTTAGAGTTCGGACTCTTAATAATTTAGGTGCTGCTGTAAATTGGAATTACGGAGTTGGTGCTAGTGAGAATCCAAGATTAAGAAAAACTCTTGATGGAGCTATATTAAGCGCTTTAGAGATTACATACAAAATAACTACTAGGAGTATTGCAACAAACAACGTTATTAGGATTATTGAAAATACTGAAAATCCTGACGTTTCTAACGCTACAGTAATAAATGCTCATACTAATACTTTAGAGACTGAGTTTACTAGAAACAGAGCTTTAATTGGTTCTTTACAGCAAAACACTCCTATAACTTTTACTGTAGAGTACGCTAATGATGGTACTGCTGCTCCGTTAGATTCTTATATAACTGAAATTAAAATAACTTATACAGCTATAACAGGGGGTGATATAGTTGAAGATACCCTTGACTTAAATGAAGATTTTGATTTCTGCTTAAACTTAAAGAATAAAAACTTTGAAGAATTAAGCGAGGGTAGTGGTTCTTACAGTAAAACCTTTAAACTTCCTGCAACAGCTAAAAATAGAAGGGTGTTTGATTTTAAAGATGAAATAGAGTCTTCTTCAGGTAACTTTGTTAAGCTTAAAAAGAATGTTGTAAAAGAAGTAAACGCTAAAGTAAGAGCCGAAGGAATAGATGTTTTTAGTGGAACTTTAGAGCTTTTAGGTTCAGAGAGAGATGAGTATGGAGCTACATTTTTAAAAACAATAATGAAGGGTGGTAACGCTTCTTGGGTTGATTCTTTAAAAAGTAAAAAATTAATAGATTTATCGTCTAATATTTATTCAGTTATTGACACGAGCGCTTTGTCAGGTTATGCACAGACACCAACTACGTCTATTAGTGACAATGCTTTATACGACTCCCCTTCTAACGAAATAGTTTTTCCTTTAATAGATAATGGAAAATGGTTTGTGCCTGACTCTGATTACCCTGATAATGCTGCTGTAGGTTTTGAAAATATAAAAGCAGGTTATAGAATTAGTTTAGTTCTAAGAAAAATATTTGAAGATGAAGGTTACACTCTTTCTAGTCAGTTTATGAATTTAAACTCTGAGTGGACGTCTGAGTATAACCCTGAATATGTTTCAGAATTTAACAATTTAGTTGGAATTGCTCCATCAATGGTTGTTAGAGAGGTTGATATTAAGTCAAATAATTTTAAAGGAAGGATGACAAATACTCAGCAATCCTACTTTAAAAGACAAGAAGATTTGTTTCCAACTCCTGCTGCTAATAATGGGTTAAATGGGGTTAGACCGAAAATATATAGCCTTACTAAAATGCTTAGTCCTAGCGACTTAGTTACAGCTTTACCTTATTACTTAGATTTTGCTTTTGTTAAGTTTAACGAAGATGTAACTGCAGATGGTATTACTGTAAATAACACTCAAGAGTTTCCTAGTGGTCAGCTCTTAGGGACAAACTCTGCAATAGACCCTTCTTTTGAAAATAACGCATCCCTTAGGATGAAATCAAAATTTAATGTTACTCAAGAAGGGTATTACGATGTAAGCGTATATATAAATGGTGACTTTAATAGATTGGATGGTACTAATTGGTGGACTAAAATGTGGATGTCACCTAAAGATTTAGCTGAATTTGAAACAGACGAAAGTTTATTCCCTACTGGGGATTACATAGCTAAAAGATATGTAAGCGCAGCATTAGTTACTGAACACTTTTCTTTATTAAATAGCTCAAACGATTTTGATAGCCATCATTGTTTAGCGGCTTTAATGTTTGATTTAAATGATAAATCTTCTGTTGAGTTATATAATACAAATTACGACACAACAAGAATTTCTCTTAGAAATACTCAGCATTTAAAACCCGGCATAGATTATTATTTAGTTGTGCTAGACGTTATAGCTACAGACAGAAAAGATTCTGAAGGAGTAAGGTTAAACTCTTTTGGGACTACATTTACTTTAAATGAGGTTTATATTGACATAAAACTATCTGATAAGGTGCGTCCTTTAGATGGGCTTCTATCGCTAATATATAATAACTACTCAAACGCTTACTGCCCTAAAATTAGTTGGAGAAACATACTTCCTGATATAACTCAGTTGGATTTTGTTTCTGAAGTTTCTAAGTTATTTAATTTAACTTGGCAGGTAGACCCAATTACAAGGGTTATTACTGTAGAGCCTTTTTACGATTTTTATAACAGAAATGAAGAAGCTAGTTACGGGCAAGGTGTTCAATATATTGATTGGACTTCAAAAGCGTTAATCGTAGAGGTAGAAGAAGATTTTATTTTAACAGGAAACTTGAGTTATTCTATGAATGACGACTCCTCAGATTGGTCTTTATCCACATATTCATCCTCAAACTTTATTAATGAAACAAAATATGGTGATAAATATCTTACAATAAATAAAAACAAAAATGGTGATGTTAAAGAGCTTTCTTTAGGTATATTTGCTCCAATGGTTATGGGTGTAGATGTCTTTTTAGCTAAACACGCTTTTTTTGAAGAATTATCAGAAACCATTTACATCCCTAGAATATGGAGTGAGCCTGATTCACCTTTAGAGCCTGAGCTTAATGAACAAAAACCTGCACCTAACAACTCTCACTCTCATAAACTAGCATTTATTGTTGGTTCGGACTACGAGGTAGTTCCGGGTGAGTCTTTAAGTATTGATTACTGTACTACAAGGAATTTTGTTCCCTACGGAGCTGTTAGTAGCGATTATGTTTATGGTAAAAAAACACATACAGTTAGTACTGTATATAATCTTTTATTTGTAACAACAGACTCTCCTAGCGATGGGTTTCCTAATCCAACATTTATGGATAGCTTAGGTCAAACAGGTATAGCTTCAATAACTAAAGGGGGATTGTTTAACGAATTTCATCAACCATATATACAGCAATTATTACTTAGAGATAAACACATAATTGCAGAAGTTAATCTTGGCGTCTCAGATATTTATAATTTTGATTTTAGAAATTTGGTTAAGATAGAAGAAAATTTATATTATGTAAGTAGAATAGTTGATTATAACTTTTCAGGGGAAACCACTAAGGTTGAATTAGTTTTAGCAACAATCAATACAGACACAACAGAAGTAATATTATAGCATCATGGCAAGTAAAACAGATAAGTACGCAATTCAGTTTGATATTGTTGGAATTAACAAGCTTCAAAAATATCAACAAGGTTTAGTTAAAACCAATAAAGAATTAAAGCAGTTAAAAAAAGAAATAGATAAAAATGTAACTGCAAACTCAGCTCAAGCTAATAAACTTACAAGGCTTACAGCTCAAAGGCAGATGTATAATAAAAAAGTTAAAGAGGGTATAGCTAATCTTAAGGGTAATACCGCTGCAACAAAAGCAAACAGCAGGTCTATGGTTATGGGTGCAAAAGCTATGACTGCTATGGGTTTATCTGTTGCAGGTGCTGTTATGGCTTTTAAAAAGCTAACTCGACTTATGATTTCTAGTGTAAAAGAGTTTGCTAAATTTGAAAGAGGGGTTAAGAATGTTACGACTCTTATGAACGCTGATGATACAGGGTTTTTTAAAGGTGATTTATTTGCAGGTTCTTTAAAGTTAAGTAAAGATTTTGGTTTTGCTTTAGATGATGTAAATAAATCTATGTTTAACGCTGTTTCGGCAGGTGTTAAAGCAGGTGAGGCTATTGACTTTTTATCGGAAGCTTCTAAATTAGCTGTTGCTGGGGTTACAAATCTTAAATCAACTACTTTAGGTTTAACTACAGTTTTAAATGCTTACGGAATGGAAGCGGCTGAAGCAGGTAAGGTGTCAGACATATTATTTACTACTCAAAAGTTTGGTGTAACAACAGTTGAAGAGTTATCTAAATCTTTAGGGGTTGTTGTTCCATTTGCTGCCGCCTCAGGAATATCAATAGAGGAGTTAGGTGCTGCGATAGCAACAACAACTCGTTCAGGTCTTGATGCCGCAAAAACAGTAACAGCTCTTCGTGCTGCAATATCTCAAATGCAAAAACCTGCTGCTGAGTCAAGAGATTTATTTCTTCAATACGGAATACCTATTGGTGCTGCAGAGATGAAGGCTGTAGGGTTTACTGAAACCCTTAGAAGATTAAATGAAGTCTATCAAGAAAGCCCTGAAGTTATTGAACAGATGTTTGGTAATGTTCGTGGTTTGACTGCAATATTCTCTTTAGCAGGGGAGAACGCAAGTACATACAATATGATACTTGAGGAAAATCAAGATGAAACTTTAAGAGCAGCTAACAAATTAAAAGGGTTTGAAGAAAATATGGATTCATCTCAAATGGGGTTAGATAAACTCTCAACAGCTTGGACAGGGCTTAAGGTTGCTATGGGTGAGTCTGATTTTATTGATGACGCTGCAGAAAGTTTAGCGGGGATGATGAATGTTCTTTCTGATGAAAATGTTAGCGGGGTTGATAAGATTATGTCGGTTTTACTTTCTCTAAGTCCCGGTGCTTCAATAGCAGGAACAAGTCAAGCTGAAAATATAATACTTCTTGCTGAGGCAGAGCAAAAAAGACGAAAAGCTAGTGCTAATAAGTTCTTTAAGGATATAATGACTAAAGAGAATGTAGAGATAATGAAAGGTTTAGGGAGCTTTGATATAGACGCAGGTAAAGCTTATACTGATTTAGACGCTAAAGACCTTGCTTTTATAGATTTAGTTTTAGCTAAAGAAGGTATCGCTCACTACAACAAAAAGCTTAACGATTTAGTTGTTAAGTATCAGAAATTTAGAGCTGATATTAAAACTGCTAAAGATGCAGCAGACGCTGAACAAGAAGCTGCCGATTTGATTGTCACTAACAACAAAAGGGAATTTAATGAGATTGAAAGAAGTAGTAGGATTCAATTAACAGAGGATATAGCTGATTTAACTGAAGCTCAAATTGAGTCAGGTAGTAACGCTAATGTTTTGGAGTTAGCTATTTTAAAAGCTAAGTTAAAAAGAGAAGAAGATTTGCTTGCTGAGTTTGATGCTAGAAAGCTGACAAACGTGAAGATGAGAGATAGCATGGAAGCAAATATAAGTAAGTTCAGACTTTCTATAAAAAAGAAAGAAAGAACCATTGAAATGACTGATGGTGATAACTTTATCAGAGAGAGATTAGATGCGGAAAAAATGTTTGGTCACGCAAAAATTAATCTTGCAAACGCTCAAGCTAACGATGAAAATCTTTCAAATGTTGAAAGGAAAAAAGCTCAAATACAATTAGAGTTAGACCATGTAAATGAGTTGCTTAGAATTGGTAAGGAAACAGGAGAGATGAGCGAAAAAACAGAAGCTTCTTTACTTTTAAGAAAAGGTCAACTTTTAGCTAAGATGAATAAAGAAGAGGTTAAGGGAGTGAGAGATAAGGAAAAAGAAAAACTTAAGCTCATCAAGATGGGTGTTAATAAGGCTGCTGAGGCAGCGCAAAACGCTTTAGACACGCAACTTGAAAACCAAAACAGAATGCTTGATAAACAAAGAGAGAGAACTAATAAAGAGCAGGCTGATGGTTTAATAAACAACAGAGAGGCTGCTGCTATGCAAGAAAAAATAGACAAAGAAGCTTTTCAAGCAAGAAAAGAGCACGAAAAGAAAGCTCTTACTATATCTTGGATTCAAGAGCTTGCTCAGCATAGAATAATGGCTGCAGGTAACCCTAATAATATATGGACTTTTGGTGCTGCAGGTATAACTCAATTTACTATAATGTCAGCAATAGCAACTGCGGCGTACCTTGCAAATATGGCTACAATAAACTCTCAAAAGTTTGCTAAAGGTGGTATGGTTTATGGAAAATCTCACGCTAATGGTGGTGAAAGATTTGCTGTTGGTGGAAGGGTAGTAGAGCTTGAAGGTGGTGAGGCAGTAATCAATAAAAGAAGTACAGCTATGTTTGGTGGAGCTTTAAGTGCTATGAATGTAGCAGGTGGAGGTACTTCGTTTGCAGCTCCCAACACAGGTAGTTCAGGTTTAATAGATTACAATTTACTAGGTCACGTTATAGGTAGAAATACTAATGTTGTTCTTCCTGTAGAGACTTTAAGAAAAACAGAAAATAATGTAAGAGCGATAGAAAACGCAGTTAAATTTTAAATATGTCTGAAGATTTAATAAAAAAAATAACGGAGCTTTGTGGGGAAGGCTCAAGTGATGTTGTAATAACTTTGTTTGATGAAGGCTTGTTGGATAATAATTCTGTAAGAAATTATTTAATAAGAAAAGATTTTGATGACGCTTTAAGGAAAAACAAGGCAGAGCTTATAAAGAATATATTTATAGACTTATCTGATAAGTACGATATATCTGTTCGTCAAACACAAAGAATTGTTTACGACCACATGAAAACAAAAGTGTCAAGCTTTGTCAACACTAAGTAGTTAATAATTTATATATTTGCACAATGGAGTCTATTTACGAAAATAAGTCTTGGTACGCAGTTACCCCTATCGAAGCTAAACATGGAAAGTCTACGGATATTCATATTTATGATGAAATAGGTGTTCACGGCGTAACAGCAAAAAGTTTTTTAGAAGATTTAAAAGACCTTAAAGGGAGAGATATAACAGTCCACATTAATAGTACAGGTGGAGATGTTTTTCAAGGTCAAGCAATATACACAGCACTCAAAAACTATACAGGTAAAGTAACGGTTAAAATAGAGGGTCTAGCTGCGTCAATGGCAACTGTAATAGCATTAGCTGCCGATAAGATAGAAATGACGGCAAACAGCTTGTTTATGATTCACAGCCCTATGAGTAATGTGTTCGGTAATAAATCTCAAATGCGTAAACAAATAAACGCATTAGAGAAAGTAGAAGCAACTATGCTTAATGTTTACTCTAAAAAAACAAATCTTTCAGAAGAAAAGATTGCTCTCATGTTAGATACAGAAACTTGGTTAAGTGCTGATGAAGCTCTTGAGTTTGGTTTTGTTGATGAGGTAATTGGTAGAGTATCTGTTGTAGCAAAGTATGACATGTCAGGTTTTAAAAACAAAAGCGCTGACGATATATTAACCACGTTCAACAAAGGACAACAAAAAACAGAGAACAAAATGGACGAACAAACTATGGCAAATTGGTTTACAGAAATCAAAAACCTAATTGTAGGTAAAGCAGAGGAAACGGCAGAGCCTGCCGCACAGACAGAAACAGAAGCTCCTAAAGAGGAAGTTAATGTAGATGACTTAAAGGCTCAAATTAATTCGTTGACTGAAGAAAGAGATTCTTTATCTCAAAAATTAAGTGTTCAAAAAGAAAAGTCAAACGAATCTAAGGAAGAGTTTAAAACTCAGTTTGAGCAAATGGCTCAACGAATTTCAAAACTAGAGGCTACTCCTTCGGTTACTTTAGCTGAAAACGAGCCAAAGGTTTCAACAAATAAGCAAGCTCCAAAAGATGATTGGGCTGAGCTTGGAAAAAGTTTATTCAAGT